AGCAAGGAAAAGAAAACTGGGCATACAGTTGTGATCCTGTGACTGGCAAAATAGCGCCGGGGGAAATTAACTGGGCTGGTATTACTCGTAAAAATACACAAACTATTCAATTAACATTTGACAATGGCGAAACTTTAGTTTGTACTCCAGACCACAAGATACCAGTATTTGGAAAAGGTATGGTAGAAGCCAAGGACATCGTCGAAACTGATAGTTTAATATCGTTTAATAAAAGAAACAAAAAGATATCGTCTAACTCTAATGACTATGAGCAAGTTTGGGATCATAGCAAGAAGGACTGGCAGTGGACTCATCGAGTTGTAGGCGAGTTTTTTAGAAACTTGAGCAAACATCAGGAATTTACATACCTTGAACAAAATGCAGGAAAGTCTAAAGCAGTAATACATCACCGAGATTATAATCGCTTTAATAACGATCCACGTAATCTTCAATACATGAATAAAGCTGATCACATACAGTACCAAGCAGAACAAACAGCAACCCAGCAAGTTGTATTACCTGAAGTTGGTAATTTAATAACTAATGATCAGAACCTCGCCAGAGTAACAAAGACAGAAAATGTAACCAATCGAGATACAGGAACTATTACCATAGACGGCACTGAAAAATGGCACAACTATCACACGTATGCTATCGAGAGTGGTATCTTTGTTAAAAATTCAGTTAACGAAGATTATTTCTTTCCCCAGACCTGCCTTTCATTAGAAACACCAATACCGTTATTAGACGGAAGGACGCTAACGTTAGATGAAATAATTTTAGAATATAAAAATGGTAAGCGTAATTGGACTTATGGGTTGAGCAACATTACTCATGAAATGGAATCAGCTGAAATCAAGTGGGCTGGTATCACTCGTAAAAATGCTAAAGTTTTAAAGATAACACTGGACAACGGTGAAACTATCACCTCTACGCCTGATCATAGGTTCATTATGCGCGACGGTAGAGAAGTAGAAGCTCAGCATCTTTTAATCAATGACAGCTTAATGCCGCTAGAATTACGCGATGGATATTCTGGACCAAAACAAAATCACAAAGTTGCGTCTATTGAATGGTTAACTGAAACCATAGACACTGGAGATATTACGGTTTTAAGTGACAGTAACAGCCATTGGTTTGGATTAGCAGCCGGAATATATGTTCACAACAGTGAAGGGCGCGGCTCTAAAGTTGAAACACTGCCGGGTGGATGTTTTTCAATGGACACTAGGGTTAGTTTATTAGACGGCCGAGAATTGAGCATTTCCGACATTGAAGCTGAAATGAGCACAGGCAAGACATTGTGGACTTATTCAACTAATCCGGAAACTGGACAAGTTGTGCCTGGAATAATTTCCTGGGCAGGAGTAACTCAAAATTCTGCACAAGTTATGCGTCTTACCTTAGACAACGGAGAACATATAATTTGCACTCCGGACCATCAATTTCCTGTATACGGAAAAGGTTTTGTAAGAGCAGAGCACTTGTCTGAAAATGAAAGCATGATTCCGCTGTATAAGAAAAAAGAATTTATTTCAAAAAATAAGAAGCTAGAATACGAACAATATTTTGACAATGCGGTAAAAGAATGGAAATTTACTCATAGAATGGTTGCTGATTATCTTCCTGAGAATATTGTAAAGAATTTTGTTTATAAATCAAATAATGATAACAAATTTAATGTTAGACAAAAAGAAAGTGTACACAATCACAGAGTTGTAAAAATTGAATACCTTGACGATGCAATTCCTGTAGGCACACTTACTATTGACCAAGACGAAATACATCATAATTATCATACATTTGCGCTAACTGCTGGAATATTTACAAAGAACTCGAATTTAGGTGAAATCGACGATTTGAGATACTTTACTAACAAAATGGTAAGAGCGTTGCGTATACCTAGTAGTTACTTGCCAACTGGTGCAGAGGATTCTGCATCAACAATGAATGATGGACGTGTGGGTACAGCTTATATTCAAGAGCTACGCTTTAACACCTATTGTGAACGGTTACAAACACTAGTAGTAGGAGAATTTGATCAAGAGTTCAAAATCTATCTCTTAGAAAAAGGTGTGAACATTGATACGTCGATGTTTGATCTCAAGTTTCAACCACCACAAAACTTTGCAGCGTATCGACAAAGCGAACTTGATAACGCTCGTATTCCAACGTTTACTCAAATGAGTGCAGTGCCCTACATATCCAACCGGTTTGCTATGAAAAGATTCCTGGGTATGACTGATGAAGAGATTATGGAGAACGAGCGGTTGTGGAGAGAAGAAAACGAAGATGATTTAGGCGGCGCCAGCGGTGATGCCAGTGCTGAAATGCGTGATGCTGGTATTAGCGGAGCCGGCATAGAATCTGACATTGACGGAATAGAGGATGAGATGCCAGATGATACTGCACCTATTATAGGCAACGACGCTGGCGGCAGCGATGACCTCCCAACAGGAGGCGGAGAGCCGCCTCCGGCATAAATACAACATGATACTACGCGAACTATTCTATTTTGACAAAGAAACGGTTGACTCTGTTGAAGATAAGAGTTATGAGCCAGAGCACGACCATTCTCCAATGAAAAGAAAGGATACTAGAAAAACCAGACTGAAACTGAGTCAGATTAATCGTATTCGAAAAGCTGCCGAGCTTCATGCAGAAGAAAAAAATAAAGATCTAGGTGCTATTCAACAGATGTACGGAATAGCAGCAAACGCAGAAGCCGGCGGTGAGTTCTAGTAGCAATATCAAATTTTGATATAAGAGTAGTAGGATCTACAATAGTTTTTCCTACTAAGAAAAATAAATTAAAAGCCCTTCTAAACTAGTCGTTTTTCAAAATGGCTCGTTTTCCACCTGTTTCTGGGTGCTTTTTAAAGAATGAAGTAAATATATTATGACAGCCCACAATCACAATGTGTGACCATTTATAGGAGTTTTACAATGGCAGATCGTAGCAAAATTGAAAAGATGCTCGAACTTCTTATTAACGAAGATCAAGCAGCAGCAGAAGAATTATTCCACGAGTTTGTAGTTCAAAAGTCACGTGACATTTATGAGTCGATGTTAGAAGACGAAGATGAAGACGACGATGACGTTGAAGAAGCATACGACGAAGACGACGAAGACATGGACGAAGCATACGACGAGGACGAAGACGAAGAAACAAATGAAGGCTTCGATATGAACCAGTTTGAAGTTGAAGCAGATGATGATATCGGCGGTGACCCTACTGATGATATGATGGCAGACCTAGGCATGGACGGCGATGAAGACGGCGACGACGACATGGATATGGATATGGACGGTGAAGAGGAAGAAGGCGACGTAGAAGATCGTGTAGTTGATCTTGAAGATGCCTTAGAAGACCTTAAAGCTGAATTTGAAAGAATGATGAGCGGTGAAGAAGGTGAAGACCACGACATGGACGGCGACGACATGGATATGGACGGCGACGATATGGATATGGACATGGACGACGGCGAAGACGACGACATGGATATAGGGGATAAGCAAGGGAAGGAAAGCTACAACTTTGAGTCAGTTGATAAAGCAGCTAAGAAAAAAGCTGCTGATAAAAAAGCTGCTGATAAGAAAATGTCAGAAAAGAAAGCTGCTGATAAGAAAATGGAAGAAATAGCTGATAAGAAAGCCGCTGATAAGAAAGCAGCGACTAAAAAATCTTCAGGCGAACAAATGCGTGAGTATGTAGAAAAAGTAACAAGTGGTCACGGCGCTGAAAAGAAAAGTTCAGGTGATAACGGTCAGAACACTAGGTCAGCAGTAGCAGGTCCAAACAACATGGGTGGTACAACTGCTAATACAGTGCGTAGTGATGTTGCCAATGACGGTATGTCAGGCGCAGGTTCAACTATAAAAGGCTCGGCATTAAGTGACACAAATGCAAAAGTTATGTCAACTGGTAATATTAACGTACCAGGCGGCAAGGCAGCCAAAGCAAATAAGGCAATGCCAAAAGGCCACGGGGCTGAAAAGAAAGGCCCAGGTGAGAAGTCGGACAAGAGCACGACAAGCACTCTTAATAAAGTATCGAGTCGTGCGAAGTAAGACTTAAAGGAGAAGGCTTTTAGATGAAAAACCTACGAGAACATTTAACATTTGACCAAGCTAGGATAGTTGTCGAAAACGCCAACGATGGCAAAGACCTGTATATGAAAGGTATTTGCATTCAAGGTGGAGTCCGTAACGCTAATCAAAGAATGTATCCTGTAAATGAAATAGGCAGGGCTGTCAGAACGCTCAATGATCAAGTACACGGCGGTTATTCAGTTCTTGGAGAAGTTGATCACCCAGAAGGCCTTAATATTAACCTTGACAGAGTCTCACACATGATTACTGAAATGTGGATGGACGATGACAACGGTTACGGTAAGATGAAAATACTACCGACACCAATGGGAAACCTAGTGAAGACGTTGCTGGAAAGCGGCGTTAAGCTAGGCGTCTCTTCTAGAGGTTCAGGCAACGTATCAGAGGACGGTAGCAATACTGTTTCTGACTTTGAAATCATTACTGTGGACATTGTAGCTCAACCTAGCGCGCCGGGTGCATACCCAACTGCTATTTATGAGCACATGATGAATACACGAGGTGGTTACCAAGCATACGAGCTTGCAAAAGCAACTAGAGAAGACACAAAAGCACAAAAGTATTTAAAGGAATCGCTGATTAATATAATCAGTAAACTCCGGTAAACTGGGAGAACAAAATGATAGATGCACTGAAAACACTCTTTGAAAATGACGCAGTATCGTCAGAGGTCAGGGCACAGATTGAAGAAGCCTGGGAAGCAAGGATTGCAGAAAACAAGCACGCAGCAGTATCAGAACTGCGTGAAGAATTTGCACAGAAATACGAGCACGATAAGTCAACTATGGTTGAAGCAATCGACTCGATGCTTTCAGAAAGACTTGCAGAAGAAATTGCTGAGTTTTCAGAAGACCGTAAACAGCTAGCAGAAGCAAAAGCAAAGTATTCAGTTGCTATGCGTGATAATGCAAAACTTTTAAAAGGCTTTGTTGTAGAACAATTACAACGAGAAATCAAAGAACTACGCACAGACAAACTAAAAATGCGTGAACAAAACGCAAGGCTTGAAGAGTTCGTAGTAGACGCCTTGTCAAATGAAATTGCAGAATTTTATGAAGATAAGAATGACTTAGCTGAAACCAAAGTTCGTTTGGTAAGAGAAGCTAAAGCACACTTCAGTAAAGTTAAAACCAGCTTTATTGAAAGAGGCACAAAGGCAATAACTGAAACAGTATCAAGAGGACTTAATAAAGAAATCAAGGCACTGAAAGAAGATATTGACTTCGCACGTAAGAATGACTTCGGTCGCAAGATCTTCGAAGCATTTGCAGCAGAATACGGAATTTCTTACTTGAATGAAAGTTCAGAAACTTCTAAGCTAATGAAAGTACTTGCTATTAAAGACAAGCAACTTCTAGAAGCAAAAGTCACTGCTAAAAGAGCAATTCAGATTGCTGAAGCTACTAAGAATGAGAAGAACCGCTTGGTAGAATCAACATCAAGAGCAAAAACAGTTAATGATTTAGTTGGCCCATTAAATAAAGACCAACGCGAAATTATGACAGACCTACTGGAAACAGTGCAAACAAATAGACTGAAATCTGCATTTGACAAGTACTTACCGGCAGTAATCAATAGCCGCAGTCCTGTAAAGCAGAAAACAGTTTTATCAGAAGGCAAAGAAGTAACAGGTAACCGCGAACAGAATTCGCAGGCCTATAATGCTAGTTCGAAAGCAGACACCAACGTAATTGACTTACGCCGTCTAGCTGGATTATAATCAAGGAGACAATTATGTCAGAACTATTAGAAAGTCGCTGGCACGACACGAAAAACGCCCTGCTAGAAGGCCTACAAGGTAATAAAAAATCTGTAATGGCCACCACACTGGAAAATACTCGTAGGTATCTTTCGGAATCAGCAACAGCAGGTGCTACCTCTGCTGGTAACGTTGCAACACTTAACCGTGTTATTTTACCAGTTATTCGTCGTGTAATGCCAACAGTAATTGCAAACGAGTTGGTTGGCGTTCAGCCAATGACCGGTCCAGTTGGTCAGATTCACACCTTGCGTGTTCGCTACAGCGACACAGCAGGCTCAGACGCAAGCGGTGCAGTAGCTGGTGAAGAAGCACTGAGCCCGTTTAAGATTGCAGAAGCATACTCAGGTAATACCACTAGTGGTAAAGCAGCACCTACAGCAGGACTTGAAGGTACCGCTGGTAACCGTCTAAGCATTCAGATCTTGAAGCAAACAGTTGAAGCGAAAACTCGTAAGTTGAGTGCACGTTGGACTTTTGAATCAGCACAGGATGCACAGTCGCAGCATGGTATTGATGTAGAAGCAGAAATTATGGCTGCTCTTGCACAAGAAATTACTGCTGAAATCGATCAAGAAGTACTTATTTCACTTAGAAGCCTAGCTGGTACGTATGAAACCTACGACCAAGCTGCTGTAAGTGGTACTGCTACTTTCGTAGGTGACGAGCACGCTGCACTGGCTGTTCAGATCAACCGCGTGAGTAACTTGATTGCTCAGCGTACACGTCGTGGTTCAGGTAACTGGGCTGTAGTTAGTCCGTTTGCATTGACCATTATACAAAGTGCTACTACTAGTGCGTTTGCTCGTACTACAGAAGGTACTTTTGAAGCCCCAACTAACACCAAGATGGTTGGTACTTTGAACAACGCTATGAAGGTATATGTTAACACCTATGCATCTGACAACGCACCAGTACTAATTGGTTACAAAGGTTCAAGCGAATCAGATGCGGCAGCGTTCTATTGCCCATACATTCCGCTAATGAGCTCAGGTGTTGTGCTTGATCCAAGCACGTTCGAACCAACTGTATCGTTCATGACACGTTACGGTTATGTAGAGCTAAGCAACACTGCGTCATCTCTTGGTAACGCGAGTGATTATTTGGGACAAGTTGGTATTGTTAACAGTAACGTTAGCTTTAGCTAATCACTAAGTTCTAAGTAAAAAGAAAATAAATAGGCCCTTCGGGGCCTATTTTCACCACTGCTGATTGCATCTTTAATCCTTATCGTGTATAATAGTAAACAAAGATCTCGGAGGAGTTAATGATAGATAAGATACGTTCGATAATTGAAGGATACTCAACTAAGAGTTATGCTCGTTTATTAAAAAAGTACCCGGACATACTAGAATGGTTAAGTGTACAAACAGCAGAGTATCCTACTAAGAGTGTGAATGAACAATTATATATTGTTTTAGTCTCTTTACCCAAGAGTAAACCCTGTGGTAAACATCCAAGTTTTTCGTCATACAATAAAGGTTACCGAGAATTCTGTGGTCCAAAAAGCAGTTGTGAGTGTAGTCAAACACATCAAAGTACTGTGCTGACTGACTATCATAATACTTCAAGTGCCCAAGTAAAATCTCAGACAGGGCAGCGTGCTAAAGCAACCATGCAGCGACGTTATGGCGTAGACAATGCTATGCATGTGCCTGAAATAAAAGCCAAACAAGAAAAGACTAATCTAGAAAGATACGGAGCAACAAGTCCACTAGCCAATGCTGATGTACAACAGCGTATTAAACAAATAAACCTAGACAAGTTAGGTGTAGAGTATCCGTTTCAAAGTCACGCCGTAATAGACAAAGCGCACAATACCAGTAGAACTAGATATGGTAATGACTTTATGAAGGGTGCTAGACAGACCTACCTAGACCAGCATGATAATCAAAACCCGTTTGTAGTGAATCAAGCAAAGATAAAGCAACGTATTGAAGAAAGATATAATGTTCAACATCCTATGCAAAGCGCCGAAGTAGTAGCTAGAGCAAAAAATACTCTTTTAAAGAATCACAAGGTGGCTAACCCTGCACAGCTACATATTCCGGCTGACTCATATAAGATCCTAGAAGACCGCGAACAGTTATTTAAGTTGTGTGACCGTCACAGCCTCAAGGAGTTAACAGAGATACTGGGCGTAAGTGAAACTATTATTTGGAATAGGCACGACCGATATGAATTTGACTTTTATTCTCGCAGTGTTAGAAGTCAATACGAAGAAGAAATTGCATATTGGCTAAGTCAGCAGGGTGTTAGCTATATTAGAAACTATAAGCTATGTTCTAAAACAGTGGACTTCTTAATTAATGATACTATTGCAATTGAATTTAACGGCCTATATACTCACAGCGAAAACAGCTTTTATGGCCAGCAATTAAAAATAGACAGCAAATATCATTACAATAAGTTCGTTAACTGTGCAGCGCAGAATATTCAGCTGTTTACTATATTCGAAGACGAGTGGAACACTTCTAAAGAGATTATCAAAAACAAGCTAATGATATCATTAGGTCTAGGTCAACGCGGAGCAGCAGGACGAAAGCTGTCAGTGTGCAGTGTGGATCACATCACTGCTCGAGCTTTTTTAGCCCATTATCATCTACAGGGCGCAGTAAATAGTTCAGTTTATCTTGGGGCATTTGAAAAAGATCAGCTGGTGGGAGTTATGTCATTTATACAAAGAAACACAGGTTCATGGGAACTAAACAGATTTGCCAGTGACCAGAAAATGCGAAATGGACTGTTCTCGAAGATGCTTGCTTACTTTGAAAGAAATTACAAACACAACGAGATATATAGCTTTAGTGACAACAGATGGAGCAAGGGCAACGTTTATCAAAAGAACGGTTTTACACTGGACAAACATTTAGCTCCTGACTACGCCGTTACCAACTACCATATACGAGAGCACAAGTTTAAATGGCGTAAGGCCAGGATTGCTGCTAGGTTTGGAGTTGATGTCGGAAACAAAACTGAGCTAGAATTGATACGCAGTCTCAAGTGGGACAGAATATGGGATTGTGGAAAAGTTCGCTGGATAAAGACAAAATAGGCCCTTCGGGGCCTATTTTCACATCTAACATAAGCCACAACTTAATTGATTATGAGTTCAAATGTATAAGTATCTATATGAAAAATACTATAATAGAAATTATAAACTCTACTAATCCAAAAAGCGTTAGTAAGAAGATAAAAAACAATGCTGTGCTAAGTGAATGGGTTTGTGAAAATTCATCTCAGTCTTCAAACTTTTCTCAACGTATATACGACAGTGTACATTGTATAACATCAACAACATGCGATAACGGTAACTTCAAAAAGTTTAAGTCAATCACTACTGGATACGGCTTTTGTGCGGTATCAAGCCAGTGTAAGTGTGCTAGACAACATGTGTCAGAATCAGTAGCATTATCAAAAAAATCTTACTCTGCAAAAACTAAACAAGAAATTAATACCAAGCGAGCAACTACTAATTTAAAAAAATACGGGGTGTATAACGTAGGACAGACTGCTGATGCTCGACAAAAACATCAGGACTTTTATGCTGCTACTAAAAAACAACTAGTAAAGAAAAGTACATTGATCGAGCAAAGTTACTTTAAAATAAAGCAGCGTGTAAATAAAACAGATGTTGAATTGTTAACACCAGTGCATGAGTATATGGGAGTTAGTAACCAAGCATATTATCAGTTCCAATGCAAATTATGTGACTTTTTATTCTCAACTTACTTAGACAACGGTAATGTGCCAATTTGCAAGAAGTGCAATCCTACCATCCCCAGTTATGTCAGTCAAGCAGAAACAACACTTAAAGAGTACGTGCAAGATTTGCGACCAGATCTAGTAGTAGAACAATCTAATAAGACCATAATTAATCCGTTTGAGCTAGACATTGTTATTCCAGAACTTAAAATAGCAATTGAATATTGTGGTTTATACTGGCACAGTTCGTTATATAAGAAATCTATTAAGTATCACTATGATAAAATGATTAAAACTAATCAACAAGGGTATAGGTTAATTACTATTTTTGAAGACGAATGGGTAAACAAGCAACACATAGTTAAGTCTCGCTTAGAGAATATCCTGGGTAAATCAGAAAAATTATATGCTAGAAAATTATCTGTTAAACTTGTTACTGGTTCCCAAGCTAGAGAATTTTTGAATAACACTCACATACAGGGATATTGCTCTGCTAGTATCAATATAGCACTGTGTGACGATACAGGTATCGTTGCATTAATGAGTTTTGGAAAGCCGCGTTATAATAAAACATATGAATATGAGATCATTCGATATGCTAGTCTAGGAACAGTTGTAGGTGGCGCAAGCAAACTGTTTAGACATTTTATAAGAATGTATGCTCCGTCTAGTGTTATCAGTTATTGTGACATGAGGTGGGGCACAGGGGAACTGTATTCAGCCATAGGAATGACATTTCTTAAGTCTACTCAGCAAGGCTACTGTTATACAAATTTCACAACGCGATTGCATCGGTCAAACTTTACTAAATCTAAATTGCTTGAAAATCCTGACGCAGTGGGAAATACCGAAGAAGAGCTAGCAGCTTCAATTAAGTGGTACAGGATAGGCGATTGTGGAAACAACTTGTACGTATGGCACTGCGAATAGATAAATACTTGTGTCTTTAATCGTGCCACGCAATAGTGGACTTATGCGGAAGTGACCCACCGCGTATTACTTAGAACGTAACCAAGGAGAAAACAAATGGGACGTCCAATTAATAAGAGATATTTAGGTAGAACTGCAACTGACCCTACTACTGGCATAGAGAACGAAGAAAGGCTCACTGCCATTGTAAAAGTTGGTGCTAATACTGCTGCTGATGACGGCATTGTATTATCTCAACGTAGTGAAACACGATTTAGAGTTAATGATAATCCTGATGGCAGCGGAAATACCGGAATATGTTTGCTGGTAAACAAAGCTAATCCCGGCGACAATGAAATGGTGCTTGAGGGCTACATTGCAGGAGACACCGAAACTGCTGCTATTAGAATTCGAAAGATGTATAATCGTACATGCACTGACTTTGATAACAATCGATACACATGGACTATTGACGACATTACTACACAAGAGGAAGGTGAGGACCTCATCTTTACTACCCAAAACGTGTTGGTCTTAACTTTAATCTAAACGTAGAAAACTCTCACAGCTAGGAACTAATAAATGTCAAAGTATCTAAACATACTCAATGGTGATTACTACATAAAGACACCAGATGGAAACATCACTCTGGACAGCAGTAGTGTAATAATCTCTGGTGACTTGACAGTGCAAGGTGACCTAACAACAATTACGTCTACTGAGCTGGCTGTGAGTGATAATATTATAGTTGTAAACTCAGGAGAGCAAGGCGATGGGATTACACTAGATGAAGCAGGTCTAAGAATTGATCGAGGCACTAGACCAGATGCATTCCTTGTTTACGATGAGAACCTTCCGGATCTTGTTAATACTCTATCACCAGGGCAATTTGTCTTTAAGGTAGACGGTGGCGCAACAAAAGGCATTAGAACCAATGCTGTAACCACTGGTGGCGGTGATTTGTTTTTAATAGGTAGCGGCACAGGTATAGTCAGTGTCAACGGCACAATTAACTACGAAAGAAATATTCTTAACTATTCAGGCGGTTCTGTAGTTCCTGTTAATGGTTCTATTTTAAAGGACGGTCTTGAGGACAGTCTGCCAAACACTAGAGCAGTAATTGACATCGTTAACTATCAGCTTTCTCAAGGTGGTGGTGGCGGTGGTGGTGTTATAGACGCAGACGGTGATACTTTTATTGCTGCCGAAACTACGCCAGGCCAAGACAATGATCAACTAGAGTTTACAACAGGCGGAAGACTGATTGCAAGATTTGATCAAAACGGTTTTGTTTTTCTAAATACCAATGTTAACCGAATATCAACAACTAATGGACAGTTGATAATTGATCCTTCACCTGTAGGTGCAGAAGGCAGCGTTTTAATTAACGGCAACCTCAGCATAGCAAATGCGCTGGCAGTATCACAAGGCGGTACAGGAAAACGCACTCTCACGTTGAACGGCATGTTATACGGAAACGGAACTGATCCTCTTAATGTTACTGATGCAGCAGGCACTAACAATGCATCATCATCTTTTGAAATATTAACAGTTAATAGTGCAGGTATCCCAGTTTGGACAGACACCATTGACGAAGGAACATATTAAATGGCAAGTAAGATAAAACATAAAAGAAGTGACGTATCAGGTAAGATTCCGCTACCTTCAGACCTAGAAGAAGGTCAAATTGCGTTAAACACTATTGACGGCAAAGTGTTTATCAAGCAAGCTGACGACTCAGTAAGAGACATTACAAAACAGATACATGATCAAGACACATCTGTCGCAATTGATGAATCTGGGGCAGTCGGAACAATTGTAATGATTGCTGATGGAACGAATGTTCAAGAAATAACAAGTGCTGCGACTAGTATTAAAGTTCCTCTTATAATTGAAGACAGAAACTCTATCACTATCAAAGAAGGTGATGCTGACTCAATTGGCATTGAAATAAAGATTCCACTAGGCTTAACCACTGATTACAATTTTGTCTTACCGCCAACGCCTGGAGAGTTTGGTCAGGTACTGCGGACTGACGGAGCAGGTAACCTTGATTGGATCAAGCTGTCTCCTGGTACAAAGACTATACAAGTAGCAAAGTCCGGTAATGATGCCAATGACGGCATTAACGCTCCTGTATTAACTATTAAACGTGCTACACAGATTGCTAGTCAGAATACATTCTCACCAAGAGTTGCTCCTACAGTTGGCGTTAAAGATGCTACAGAGTTATTATTATCAAACAATACGTATCTGCAAGCAGAAGTAATTGCTTATATAGAACAACAGATAGATCCGGCTGCTCCTGGTTCAATGTGGGAAGGATTTTCATATAATTCTGCTACGTGTTCAAGAGATGTCGGGTACTTAGTAGAATCAGCAGTCTATGATCTAAAGTACACGGGTAACTCACGGTCTGTTTTCTCGGCCAAACGATATTATACTGGATCAACCTCTGTTATTAATGGTCAAGAAGATCAAACTGCTGATGCAATTACAGTTCTTCAAACATTATCAATGCGAGTTATACAAAATGATCAAACCGGAAATCGATATCAATCAGCGATTACGCAAGTTACTGATCAAACTAAGTCTCAAGGCAGTGCGGCAGTTAGTGCTCTCTCAGAACTATATCAAATCACTATTGACGTACTCGAACAAGGCATTAGTGTTCTTGCTACAGTAGTAGATCCGGCATATAAAATTACGTCACAAACTATTCAGGTTGCGTCCGGGGAATACTACGAACAAAATCCTATACTAATTCCTGACTTTTGCAGTATTGCAGGCGACTCTTTAAGAAACTGTATATTACGTCCTCTTAATCCGTTGCGTGATTTTTTAAGAATAAGAGATGGTGTACTGTTCTCTCAATTTACATTTAGAGATTCTTTGGACTCAGAAGGCCGTCCAAAAGACCGATTTAACTATGCTGTTGCATTTGACGATTTAGATGATAGAACTTTTAACAGATTTGAGTATCCTGAGATACCTTTTGAGAAGACACTGGTTACTGCATCTCCCTATATTCAAAATTGCTCTATTATATCGTTTTTGGGAGCGAACGGTATTTACAACGACGGCTCGAAAGTTCGCAGTCCTAATGTACCCAAATTTCAAAGTGAGGTGGAAAATCCACCGGCGGGTGATAAGCCAAGACAAAATCCATCTATAGTTGCAAACGCATTTACTATGCTATCATTTGGCGGCACAGGATGGCGTGTTACTAACGAAGCCTATTCGCAAGTAGTATCATGTTTTCAGATTTTCTGTAAAAACGGATCGTACGCTCAAAGCGGCGGCTACTTATCTATTACAAACTCAGCAACAAACTTTGGCACATACGCACTTCGTTCCTCTGGCTTTAGATCTACTGCGTTTGATTTTGACAGAGGATTTATTGCTAACAACGGAGTGACTAACGGCTTTATTACTTTTGACGTAATAGGATACGGAAGAGAGTTTGTTGAACACTTTGTTCTACGTTTTATTAACTCTAACGGCGACGACATTTCAGACAACTTTAAAGGTTCATTAACTACGTTTGATTTTACTCCCGACGCTAATGTTATAGATATAACTCTAAATACATTTAATATAGTAAATCATGGATTTACTAATGGCACTAGAGTACAATACAAAGAAAATGGAAATTCTGAAATTCCTGGATTAATAACTGATACTTACTATTATGTTGAACAATTAACTCCGGACGTCTTTAAGTTGTACGAAGACGATGCTCTAACAGAAACTGCAACTATAGACGGCGCCTCGTTAGGTACTCATCAGCTTATTATAGGTAATGAAGAATTCTTTATAGAAGAAGTTGTCAACCCGTCAAATAGATATCAAACATTGACCCTGACTGGTTCAAATTTGAATTTTAACGTAGGTCAAGAGATATCAGGAACAGTTGGCGCAGCATCTACAACTGCTTATGTTTATTCATGGGATGTGGATACAAATACGCTAGTAGTGAGTTTGAACCAAGTTAGTATTAGCAATGCGCTTCAGTACGTAGATTTTACATCATCTTCTACTATTTCACAAGATGCATCTGGTCAATCTACTGATATTCCAGTAGCTTCTGTAACCGACAGAAGAGACTTGTATTCGGCCACACTTAAAATAAAAAGTTCGTTAGGTGGATCGAATATAGCGAATGTTGCACAAACTGTCGGATTAGGTCTTAACTTGCATAGACCTTCTATTGTTAACTCGTCTGCTCACACATGGGAATATGCAGGATCAGGTACTGATTATAATGCATTACCTAGCAACGGTGGTAAAAGCATAGAGCGCTTTGAACAATTTGAAGATCTACCAGGAAGAGTATACGCTTCGGGTACAAACGAATTAGGCGACTTTAAAGTAGGTAATTTTATAAGAGCAGAAAATAGAACAGGTAATGTGATATTTGCAAATAGAGTCTCCATTGCGCGTCTTGATTCTATCTCTCTTAATCTTTCCGGAGCTACTATATCTCAAATATCAACTGACCCAGGTCTTGGTGATAATGAACCCGGTGGAGCATCTAACGAAAGACTGACCACTCAACTTTCTCAAAGACTATTCTTAGATAATCGTCTTGGTGATTTCCTTGACAAAAGAGTTTCCACATCTTCTGTACCGGGCGCGGTAGTACAGCTAAACTCATCTGGTCAGTTGAACGTCGATGTAATTCCGCCTACAAGGGCATTTAATTCATACAATCTGTCTTCTTTTGAGGCCAGGCTAGAACTAGTGAACGATATCCCTCCGCAGGAAGTGTTGAGTGGTGATATTGTTATTGAGGCATATCAGCAACAATCTATTATTGTAGATCAAAACATAACAGTAATCAAGGGAGACAAATTTACACAAGCTAGCTCTGGTTCAGAAGGATTTGTAAGAGAAGATGTTATTGCTGATACTGTTGTGGTTCTAGTAAACGTAGTTGGTGAATTTATACAAGGTATTGCTAATACACTAGAGATTAATGGAGTTGAAAGTCCAGCAGGATTGTATGTTGTCACTGCCGACGTCAACGCAGAATTTCAGCAAAACTTTTTCCTAAGTGACGACGGTGACTCTCAGTTCCTAAAAATAGATGATCCAGAAAGTGGTACTGCGCTTGACTTCACTGTTGGTGCTAGTGTAACGTCGGCTGGCAGCCGAGCACAAGGACAAATAACTGATTTTGTTCAAGGTCTAACAATCTTAATTAATGCCGGTGCTTTGCCAAGTGGATCTGGGTATAGCACAAGTGGAACTTATATTAATGTACCGCTGGACAGTTCATCTGGCTCGGGAGTCGGCGCAAGAGCAGATATAACAGTATCTGCTGGAGAAGTTACTATAATTGATTTAAGAAGAGGTGGCGCAGGCTATGTTGTGGGGGATACGCTCACCGTAACTAATGACGTACTTATTGGTGGCAGATCAGGAGGCACTGCATTTACTGTAGAGGTAAGTGCAACAGAAAAGAGATTGTATGTTGATATTACAGGAAACTTTATAAGGTTTACTGCGTCAGATACAAGAAGAGATTATATAGCAGATAATAATGCACCGGTGCTTGAGACTAATAATTTAACTTCGTTTAATTCTATCAGTTTTGACGGAGACGCTGCTAGCGGAGAAATAGATTATAACGTTTCACATATAATAGTTTCTAGTGGTCACGGATTTACCGACGGTGATCCTATTGAATATGATAATAACGGTAATGCCTCAATAGGGGGTCTGAGCCAAATAGGAATATTTTATGTAAAGGTCATAAACAATACAAGTTTTGCAGTATACACTCGTTATGATTTGAATCCAGCCCAACAAGTAAACTTTACTACTAGTCAGTTAGGAACCCACCTGTTTAGAAAAAGAACAGTATCACTTTCTGCTAATAGAATAGTAGTAAACAATCACGGGTTTAAGGTCGGTGATCCAGTTAGAATAGTAGGAGCTGACCTGCCCGACGGGCTTGTATCTGGCAATTTCTATTACGTTGGAGCTCCTACTACAAACTCATTTACACTGCACAACGATAGAGGATTTGCAGTTCAGAGCATAAACGGTATAGTACAATCAGAAGAATCATTAACAGTTTCACCTGGTACTGGAACTGCAACATTTACTTTACAGAATGTGGAAATTACTGGAACAACTGATACATCCAGCAGAGAATTAGATAATTACAGTTCATTGTCTGCTACAAATGTAGACGCAGCAAACATAGTATCAGGTACTATTTCTACGTCCAGGCTTGCTAGCGGCGTTGCAAATACCAGTACGTTTTTACGAGGCGATTCTTCATGGGTTGAAGCTGTTAGCACTATTAGAATAAACCCTGACAGCCCATTGAACCTTGTGGGTAACTCTAATACAGTTGGATCTGATAACCGTTACTACGGCGATCTAAGGCTAGAAATACTACCCACAAGCAGCGCAGCCGGCAACGTAGACTATACAAACGTTGGTGTATCGGCTTTTAATAAAAGCCAGTTTACGGTTTCTCCACAAGGTGAAGTTGATATTACTTCGTCGGCTGATGGTGGTACACTGGATGCCGCAACGCTGGGTGGTAGTCCAAGTTCGTTCTTTATTAATCCAGAAAACCTAAACAGAGCCGTGCCAGTAAACAAGGGCGGCACCAACATACAAAGTTATATTGCTGGTGATATAATATTTGCGGCGGCCGAGTTGTCTACTAATACAGACAGCATGAGCCGATTGCCCATTGGTGTTGCGAATACAATTTTAACATCAATCAATGGATCACCTGCTTGGTCTAACTCGATTACCGCTAATAATATAGAAGTTACTGACAGCTTTCAAGTTAAAGATTTTAGTTTAGATTCAGAGACCACAACTGCCAGCTCTACGTCTCCACAGACAGTGGCCACGTTTCTTGGTTCACAATTTAGGTCTGCAAAGATGATAGTACAGGTAACAAACAACAGCACAGGTGATTATCAAGCGCAGGAAATTCTAGTAGTGCATGACAGCGGCGTTAGGGCGGATTTCGTAGAGTACGCAATAATTCATACTTCTGCAGATCCGTTGGCCAGTTTTACAGCAATATATTCTGGAGGTAGTGTTTCCTTACTGGCAACTGCTGCCACAGCAGCTTCACACACTTACAAAGTAGTAAAAACTATGATAACTATTTAATGGATAAGTAGTTATGAACAGCTAATTTTAGGGAAAGGGAACTAAATGGCAATTAATGATTTTAAGGTCCGACACGGTATTGTTGTGGGACCAGATGACTTCTCTGTAGATGTTTCTACAGACACCGCTACATTTGCGGATGGCTATGTTGTTAACATAGGCACAGACCGCGTGCTTAAACAAACAGATAATATATCAGAGTTGACTAACGACTTAGAGTATCTTGTGTCTAAAGCAGACGTTGATGCACTTGGTGTTAATGCAGGAACACTGAACAGTATTACTAGTACACAATTCTTACGCAGCGATGTGGACGGTACCGTTAGTGGCAATTTAACAGTTAGTGGCGCTACTGGGCCAGCAGTATTCTCTGTGATAGCAGATAATGATAATAGTAACGAGGACGATACAGCTACAATAAGGTTGAGTCAGGATGGTGGGCAAGTTACAGGTGCATGGGGATTTGATAGTAATAACGTAATGTACTTTGAAAATACTAGTATAGAAACCAGCGTTAAAATAATCGACTTCAGGACCAGCTACGGGGTTGTTAGAGCTGACGGTAACCTAATATTTCATGCTGGGAACTCGGAGCCTTACAGTAATATTGAGAAAAACAAACTATCTAACATTGAGAACAATGCAACTGCTGATCAAACTAAGTTTGATATTGATGCTCTTAATATTGATGCAGACACACTCGACGGGGTTAATAGCAGTCAATTCCTTAGGACTGACCAAAACAATATTATCACTGCTAAACATACTATTATTGGTACCGGCGAGCTATTAAGACTAGGAAACAGTTTACTAGATAGCGCAGATGCTTGGATTGTGTTTGGTCATTTGCCAGGCGCTTACAACTGGAAAATAGGATATCAAGGCAGTACCGGCGGCGCCGACGGAAACGAACTTCAGTTTTTAAGTAGCTTTTCGACTAACGGCTTCCAATTAGATCACCTAGGAAATATAGAAACAGTGGGTTCAGGAGTTTGGACCGGCAACGGCTCGGGACTTAACAGTGTTAACGCCACAACCTTAGATGGTATAGACAGCAGTTCTTTTGTTAGGAGTGATCAAGATGACACACTAGATGGCACCTACACAGTCACTGGAGACCTGACTATAAACGGCACGCTTACAGAAACTTCCAGTATTGTACTCAAAGAGAATGTTGTTCCCATAGCAAACGCACTGGCCACTGTGCTTATGCTTGACGGAGTGCACTATAACAGAAAGTCCTCTGGCGCATACGAAACAGGGTTAATAGCAGAAGAGGTAGAAAAAATTGCTCCAGAGCTGGTTAGTACGCAGGGTCAAAAATCAATTCAGTACTCTCGATTAACTGCATACCTAATAGAAGCAGTTAAAGATCTAGAAAAACAACTACAAGAGCTCAAGAATGGCTAACTTAAAAAAATACCACAATTAACGACACAGGAAATTTTACACTGCCAGTAGGAACCACTGCGCAGCGCCCTACTGCTGCGGCCGGGCAATTACGATTTAACAGTGAGTTGGGAATAACTGAATATTACGATACTAGCTTTAGCGGGTGGATTGCTACCAGTGTCAGCGGAGTAGTTGCCACAGGCGGCAACAGTGTGTATGACATGAATCACAACGGCACTGCTTATCGTGTTCACGTGTTTACCGACACTGGCACCAGTACTTTTAATGTGACCAAAGGCGGCGAAGTTGAATACTTAATTGTAGCAGGCGGCGGCGGCGGAAGTAGTAGCGAAGGAGATGGCAACGGCGGAGGCTCTGGCATAGTAATAATTCGTTACAGAACCAGTTAACTCGTTATTACTATTCTGAACTAATGTTTAACAAGTCAATAACCTTCATAACTGTTTGAAGCTTGTTTTGAATTGTTTTATTTTGAAGTGTGTTTCTCAGTCCGTGGTGTAGTGGTTTGGGCCACTTGCCAAAACTCACCCATGCATAGCCATCGTGCTCGTGATTAAGACTGGGAATAAATTCTTGTTTAACCAGCGTTAGATATGTGTGAAAGTGAAAGTAATCATCGTTAGAAATAAAACTTTCAAGCGGCATGGTCTTTAGGATATCAGCAGCGCCTATTTCTTCTTGTATCTCACGCTGGAGACCCTGAAACGGAGACTCTACCCCTTCTGTGGTTCCTCCTACTATCCCCCATTGATTCTTTTGTCTACCCTGAGTACGGTGAATAAAAAGAAACCTTTTGGTGTCCAACGCATAAAACAATGCGCCACTGCAAACTATTTTATTGGTCATACAAATAGTTATCCTTCTAGGTCAATACGATATGTTCCTACAGGGTACTCGCCATCTACTGACTTGAGCCATTCTCCGTTTTTGAAACGATATTGTGTGCCGGTAGCAAGGTTAGTGGTATAGGTTATCTCTGTAACCTCACTGGCATCGAACACAATACGCCAGCCAGTACCTGTCCATTCAATAATATCATTGGCTTTTGCAACTAATTTTGTACCATCTGCGTTCTTCCAAACTGCTGCACTTTCTGTAGCAGTGTCAGCGCCTATGTCCTCGAGTATGAGGAACCGTGCTGACTGCGACAGAACGCTTGTAGGGTTGAATCTAGTGGGGTCTATCACGTAGTCTATACCCGTCCTTGCGTCAATAACAGTATCTCCAGGAAATGAATCAATGTCAAAGTCGATATTAAGTTTGCCCTCGTCATTGCTGTCGAGTGAAACTGTGCCGGTTAGTGTGCTGTCGTTGTCCTTGTTGTTAATAAAAATAGTGGTTACCCCAGCAGAGTACACGCCAGGGTACGCTTCAAATAGATCTCTCCATGACTGTGTGCCCACTGTGCCGTTTGTGATCAGTTGAGCAGTGCCTGCTTCTAGATACAAGGGCCATTGAATATAGTTTACATTGGCCATGGTGTCTGACAGTTCAGTTTGCGCTACTGCTCCGTATCTAGTACTGGCACTTCCAGCAGTGGCAAAGCTGTCATATTGGTTGATCTCAGGCGTGCTTACTCCAGCTTCAATTGTGCCTCGTGTTTCGTCAAACATTGATGTAATGATATTAGTAATCACTCCCATCTTCTTGACCTTTATCGGAGGGCTGATATAAATTGGTATACTGAACGATATAGAAGCAACGTCGATCTCACTATCTACACCTGTAGGAATGCTGCGACTGGACCAAGAAATGCTGTCAAGGTTTACCACAGTGATGCTGGTCCAATCAATAAAGTTGTCAGTGGTCTGTATCTCAAGCGCTGGATTAAACATAACCAGTATCTGCTCAAGTAATTGTAATTTTTGATCAGTATTGCTGGCCCATATATCCGAAGTCAATCGAAGAGTATAAGGAGTGGGCATTAAACGCTCTACTGTATAGTTCTTACCTTGGTAATTAAGATACTCGTTGTTGTTGCTGTCGTAGGCCCGTTCTCTAATATTGGTCTTGCGAGTGTAAGAAGAATCGCTCAGTCTATCTTTGTCTAATTCAAGACCAGTTACGTATACACTTATTCTAGGTGCACTAGGTAGCTTGTTCTCGCTGTTTTCTCTTATAACGTGGGCAACCTGTCGAGACATATCACCGTACATTACAGGAACTTCTTTTATGTTGCCGTTCCCGTCTTGGACAGGGAAGTTGCTCATGATGCGCATCATCTGAGTTATGTATCTTCTAATCTGAGCGTCGTAGAAAAATTTCACTATATTCTCCCTATCTTAATTATCTGGTTTTGGTCTAAGTGCTTTGGACAAGCTTTGTCTTTCTTCAACTATTTCGCCGTCAATTATACTGGTGTTAAAGTTATTAACAAAACTTCCTCTTTGATTTTGTCTTTGGTCTACATTACTCAGTGTCATTCTAATATCGTCGTAGACTTTCTTCCAGCGATCTTCATCGTATTGAAATAGCCTGTTGGGCATAAAATCAGTGCGTAAAAAGTAATCACCAGTAACAGTATCTCGAGGAAATTGTGTGCCGATACCAAAGGGCAACCCATTGGGAGCAGCATCGCCGCCACCTATCATATAACCAGTGTATCCTGAACGCGACGGTTTACCTACAAACGCAGCATACTCAGAGATATTGTTGTCTTGTAGATCACTGGGCACCGCAGTTCTCAATGAAATACTGCCATTTTCGTTTGTGTCTATAGTGTAGTAATGACTGATTTCAAATCCAGAGCGTGGCGCATCAGCTTCTGCTTGCGCTACTACTGCTTGGCTAATCTGCATTTCTTTATCGTAAGTGCTCAGTAGATCACGTAGTGTATTATCGCTGTCCAGGTCAGCAGGCTGATCAAGTATATCTGCATACTCTTGACTGTCAATAATCTGTTTAAGTTTGAGTCTGTATAGATGAGGAAACCAAGTAGGACTAAATCCTTCCCCTGCTCGCGTTACATCTTCTACTACATAGAATCTTTTTAGACTAGATGAATAATCATTAAGTGCGTATTCGTCTTTTAGGTGAGGTAATTCTATAACGTCACCCGACAGTATCTTGCGTCCTAGAGTTTTTACACTGCTGTTGATATGAACAGTTAAAAATACAGTGTCGTTGCTTAAGAACATACCAAACGCTGATAGGTCAAAGTCAATATCTTGAACATTATAGATGCCGCGAATATTATAAATATCCGGATCGTACTTTCGGTCACGATTTTCTAAAAATAATAGATCCTGAATATTAGTCACTGACATTTTATCGTACACAGGTTGGTCAGCAGTGGCTTGTGCTTCCTCGGGGTTCAACGGCCCCAGGTATTTGTGGATATTAACATCCGTGCCGCCGACTACAAACATTTCTTTTATTTGTCGATCAAGAAAATAATAATCATTGCCACGTTCTGGTTTATATAATGATAAGCGAGGGATAGTGTTTCTCCTTGGTTCTTAGTGTATTTATTTAATAAATACATCAAGGAGAACTACTAAATGTCAAATTTGACCGCACAAAAGCAAGAAGTATATGATTACGTAAGAGTGTTTCTAGGTGACGGGATGATTGACGTTGAACTAGATAAAATTCACTATGAAACTGCTCTAAAAAAAGCACTATCTAAATTTAGGCAGCGTTCAGACAACTCAGTTGAAGAGTCATACATTTTTCTTACAACTTCAGAGGATCAAAATGATTATACGTTGGCTAACGAAGTTATTGAAGTAAGAAAAATATTCAGAAGAAGTATTGGATCTCGTCCTTCAACATCGCAATCAGGTGGCCCAATATTTACTCAATCATTCACAGCAGTTCCAGGCCAATTGTCTACGTTTGACGTGAACTACAATCTAATGTCAGTAAAAACTGTTATTGTAAAAGTAAACGGTGTGGACACAAAGGACTATGCAATTGATTCTAACAATAGAACAATTACGTTTATTACTCCGCTAGTGCCTGCCGACGTAGTAGGAGTAAGTTTGTTTGCATCTGGCGAAAACGGCGGTGGCTCGTTATTTGATCCGTTTAGTTTGGCTTATACCAACGCTTACTTGTTAAGCAGCTCTAATATGGGAGGTCTAGCTACCTACGACATGTTTAGTCAGTATCAAGAGCTAGTAGGACGAATGTTTGGTAGTTTTATTGAATTTAAATGGAACACTACTGCTAAAAAATTAACCTTGCTGCAACGTCCTAGAGCAGAGGAGACTCTGATGTTATATGCTTATAATTATAGACCAGATGACCAGTTAATTACAGATTATCTAGCAGGGCCGTGGATCAAGGATTACACTCTAGCCAGTTGTAAATATATGCTAGGCGAGGCACGGAGCAAGTTTGCACAGATTGCGGGCCCACAAGGTGGCAGCTCACTAAACGGTGACGCACTAAAAGCAGAAGCGCAAGCTGAAATGGAAAAACTTGAAATTGACGTGGTGCAGCAGGTGGCTGGCGGAGTGGGCTATAGCTGGTTAATCGGCTAGGGTTCTTTATTGGGTAAGAATGATTCGGTTGACAAGTTGTTGTTTTTCTAGTATAATTTAGTGAAATAGGAGGAAACAACTTGACCAAAAAACCTAAACTAATGATTATCGGACACGCACGACACGGTAAAGATAAGGCATGTGAGGCATTTGTAAAAAACTACCATCTAGAATATGAAAGCAGCAGTCATTTTGCCGCCCGTAAATTTATCTTTGACGAAATCAAAGACCAATTCAAGTACGACTCTATAGAACAATGTTTAGCAGATCGTGTTAACCATAGACGGCTGTGGTATGACATGATTGCCAATTACAACTATCCCGACCCTGCTCGATTTGGCAAAGAACTGTATAGAGAAAATGACATCTATTGCGGACTGCGTCACAAGCGTGAATTCAACGGTATGAAAAACCAAGGTGTGTTTGATTATACAATATGGATAGACCGCAGCGATCATCTGCCGCGTGAAGATAAGTCCAGCATGACTCTTGAACCATGGATGGCAGATTTTGTAATTGACAACAACGGAACTGAAGACGAGCTAGAAGCCAACGTATGCGCGTTTATGGACTACCTACTGCCTGCGAGATATGGCTACTTGTCCACTGCAATGATCCGGCGTTAAATCGCCCTGTCGCCAGCGCACACCCGTCTTATAGAGCACACGCTGGCAGTTAGCGCACACAGTCTTCAAGTTGTTTGGACGGCAACTATTTAGATTTCCATCTATATGATACACGTCAAACTGCTCCGGAAACCTAGACTTAAATCCGCACTTCTCGCAGTATTCCTTTTTTTCGTATTTGGCCTGTTGCCATTTAGGAATGCCCTCTCTTGCTCCCTTGTGAAGACATGCCCCGCACAGCTTACGGTAATAGGTTTTTCCTTGTTTTTTATAATTTACAGCAGCAGGTCGCCGTCCGCATTTGCATAATGGTCTCATAACGTATTTACCTCACCTTTTCAGGTACCTTTACCTGGGTTATAATTGGGCTATTTTAACTGAGAACAACTAAATACAGTTAGATAACAATTATTCAAGGAGAAATAAAACAATGGCCCTTTCATCACCAGGTGTACAAGTTAATGTAATTGACGAAAGTTTTTACACACCGTCATCCGCTGGTACAGTACCAATGATCTTTGTAGCATCTGCAGAAAACAAAATCAGCAGCGGCGGATCAGGCGTTGCAGTTGGAACACTCAAGTCCAACGCAGGCAAACCATACTTAATTACTAGTCAGCGAGAACTGGGTGAGACATTTGGTGATCCGCTGTTCTATTCAGATAGTAACGGAAACATGATCAACGGCGGCGAGCTAAACGAATATGGTTTACAAACTGCTTATTCGCTATTAGGCGTTAGCAACCGAGTATACGTTGTGCGAGCAGATTTAAACTTAGCCAAGCTGCAAGCATCGGCTAATGCACCTGGCGGAGAGCCTGCTGATGGTGCTTATTGGTTTGACACTCAGGTTACAAACTTTGGTTTTCTAGAGTGGAATTCAGCAGCATTAACTACCTCAAATGGACAGAGCTTTTCTACTGTGCCTAGAACAGTGATCGTTGAGGCATCTGATCTTGACGGCAATGTACCTAAAAGGTCGATAGGACAGATTGGTAACTACGCTGTTGTAGCAGAAACTAATATGAACCGAGTATATTATAAGACACCCGGGGCAAGCAGTGCAGCTGGCAATCCAGGCGATTGGGTAGAGGTTGGTTCACAGAAATGGAAAGCTAGCTGGTCTAGTGTACGCAGTTCTGTTGCGCCTGGTGCTTTAACTACTAGCGGAACTATTATAATTAACAACTCTACTGTTACACTCGATGGCACAGATGTAGCTGCCATGGTTACAGCTATTAATAGCCCAGATATCACAGGAATTACAGCAGCAGCACCTAATGGACTACTAGAAATTTATTCAACAGGTGTTGACGTGATCATTGCAGCTGGCGGCGGCACTTTGTTAGGTGAACTAAACCTTGTTGCTGGTACCTACATTGCTCCAGTTCTAGCGATTCAACCACATACAAATGTTCCGGCATTTAAAAGTTCAGATCCTAGTCCAGCGCCAACCGGCTCTATTTGGTTAAAGACCACTGAGCCAAACGGCGGCGCAAAGTTTTCAGTAAAGCAGTATAACGGTGACACTCAACTTTGGGAATTGCTAAGCGCTCCTTTATTTTCCACACCTAATGCAGCATTGTTTAATCTAGACAAAGCTGGCGGTGGAACAAATATAATGACTGGGGACGTTTATGTTAAAGTAAACGCTGACGAAGAAGCAGACCCCCACGCAAATTACAAGATATTCCGTCGCGTATCGCAAGGTCCGTCACAAATAACAAGTGCGACAGTCGTAGATCAATTGACTGGAGCAATTAGTTTTTCCATACAGGAATCAACAGTAGGAAGACTAGCACTCAGCACTGCTCAGACAATTACTTTTGAGGCAGCCGGAACACTAGCAGACGCAGAGACAATGGCAGCAGCTATCAACGCAGCTGGATTTGTTAACGTTGTTGCAATGGTAAACGCTACCAACAAAGTTGTAATACAGCACAAGCTAGGTGGTGAAATCCGCATAACTGACTCAGCCGAAACACTGGCTCTTATTGGATTTGATACACTGGTAGTATCTAACTGGCGAGAGCTGGAGTACACAGCGTCACCTGATGAGCCGTTGAGTCTTACTGCTGACGGTGAAATTTGGTATAACTCAGTTGTTGATGAAGTTGATATTATGATACACGACGGTAATGGTTGGGTAGGATATGCTAACGAACTTACTAATACTGATGCTGCCGGGCCAATTGTTAGTGCTTCTGAACCTACTACGCAACGAAACAGCAGTGCACTAGTAGAAGGTGATCTTTGGATTGACACTGCTGACATTGATAATTATCCGGGAGTTTATCGTTATAGCGCACAACGATCAGAATGGATATTGCTTGATAAAACTGACCAAACATCCGAAGAAGGAATTCTGTTTGCAGATGCTCGTTGGGGCAATGCTGGCTCTGACAGTGCTCCGGCAGACATAGACGAGTTGTTAACTTCTGATTATTTGGATCCAGATGCACCTGATCCAGCGCTATACCCAAAAGGTATGCTGCTATGGAACATGCGCAGAAGTGGATTTAACGTTAAGCGTTATGTACGCAACTACATAGATACTGCTGGTGACAATATTCGGTTTAGTGACGAAGCAATGCAAAACTATTATCCAAACCGTTGGGTTACTGACTCAGGTAATAACATCGACGGCTCAGGTTCGTTTGGTAGAATTGCGCAGCGTAAGTCAGTTGTACAAGCATTTCAAGCCATGGTTAATGGAAACCAGCAGATACGTGACGAAGAATCAAGACAGTTTAACTTGATGGCTACTCCGGGCTATCCGGAACTAATTGGGGAAATGATTACTCTAAACTACGACCGAAGAATTACTGCGTTTGTAGTAGGTGACACTCCGGCAAGATTAGCTCCAGATGCTACTAGTCTTAACGAGTGGGGATCAAACGTTAACTTGGCAGTCGAAGACAACATCAACGGCGCAGTTAGTCGAGATGAGTACATGGGCATGTACTACTTGTGGGGATTCACTAGTGACAACTTTGGTAACAACATTGTTGTACCACCAAGTCACATGGCGCTTCGTACTATAGTGCTAAACGACCAAGTGGCGTTTCCGTGGTTTGCTCCAGCAGGAACTCGTAGAGGCGGAGTAACCAACGCAAGTGCATCAGGCTACATCAGTAGTGAAGGTGAGTTTGTAAGTGTTGCTTTGAATACAGGTCAGCGTGATACGCTGTATGCTAACAGTATTAACCCAATTACGTTTATTAGCGGTGCAGGACTTGTTGTATTTGGACAGAATACTCGAGCAAGAAATGCAAGTGCATTAGATAGAATAAATGTTGCTCGGTTGGTTGTTTATCTACGTGGTCAATTTGAGTTACTAGCTCGTCCATATCTGTTTGAGCCGAACGATAAGATCACACGCGATCAGATTAAAGCAGCAGCAGATTCACTTCTTCTAGAACTTGTAGGACTACGTGGAATTTACGACTTTGTTACTGTCTGTGACGAGAGTAATAACACTCCAAGTCGTATTGATCGTAACGAACTTTTCTTGGACGTGGCCATAGAACCTGTGAAAGCGATCGAATTTATTTTTATTCCTTTGCGTATTAAGAACACAGGCGAAATAGCATCACTGGGATAATATGCACACATAATAGGGTGGAATAAATACCACCCTATTATAACATAAATACAAGTGATAATAGGAGAAAGTAATGCCAATCACAACTTTACAAAACATTAGCGTACCAACAGAAGCAGGCGGATCTAACTCCTCACTGTTGATGCCTAAAATGCAATACCGATTCAGAGTACTATTTGACAGCTTCGGAACTGGCGGAGGTCCGGACGGTGTTAGAGAAGTATCACGCCAAGTAATTGACGTAACTCGTCCTAATGTGACATTTGAACAAGTAACTGTGGATGCCTATAACAGTAGAAGTTATTTTGCTGGTAAACCTACTTGGGAACCAATTACTCTTAACTTACGTGAAGATGCAAACAACAACATTCAAAAAGTTGTAGGTCAGCAGCTTCAAAAGCAGTTTGACTTCTTTGAACAATCAAGTGCGGTCGCAGGTGGCACCTATAAGTTTCAAACAAAGATTGAAATTCTTGATGGTGGCAACGGCGCAAGCGGTCCTAATGTTATTGATAGATTCCACTTAGTTGGGTGTTATATTGAATCAGCAAACTACAACACACTGGCATATTCTACTAGTGACGCTGTAACAGTTGCGTTAACTATACGTTATGACAATGCTATTCAGTACGGTGCAGACGAACAACAGAACGGTATTGGCGAAAGCTTTGCTCGAGCTGTAGTAGACTCAGTCGGCGGCACTCAAGCAACTGGTTAATGTATGTTGGTATATAATAGTAAAAACAGAGGCTATATGTCTCTGTTTTCTATTGTATTCTCACTTAAACAAATGACATAAATATAGTTATGAGCTTCTTAAATAATTTTCTAGACAATCTAAATTCACGAACTAACGAAGTGTCGCTTAGGGATGCACGCCACGCCCATCAACTATTCACTGAGCATGGCCACGCGCTAGCACCTAAAAACAAGTTTCTTTATCATGTTGTATTTCAAACAAGAGACGAAGTAGGAAACCAGTACGACTCAAACACTGTTAAGTTTCAAAAAGAGATAGGTGTACTTGCTAAGAGTGTTGAACTACCTCAGTATCGAGCAAGCATAGAAAATAAGCAACAATACAATAGAAAAAAGAATGTGCAAACTCGTATAGATTACCAAGATGTGACTATTAAGTTTCACGATGACAATACAGGTCTAACTCGGTCTATGTTACAAGAGTATTACAAATACTACTATAACGACGGAAGACACCAATTAAATCAAGGTGCGTATGATCCTCGAGACAAATATAAAGAGAGAGTACCAAGATACGGATTAGACACCACTAATAACGGCCCGTTTTTTAACTATATTAAAATTTTTCAACTTGCAAGAAAGAAGTGGTTCAGTTATACCTTAGTTAACCCGTTAATCAGCCAATGGGGCCATGACGTATTAGAATACAGCGACAGCGGCGGCCAAATGGAAAACACCCTAGTATTAACCTACGAAAGCGTAATATATAATCACGGAGATATCAAAACTGATACCCCGCCTGGATTTACATCAGATGAAACAAGATATGATACTGTAAAAAGTCCACTTCAATATCCTACACAAGAAGATGAAAGTCTTTTTTCTGCAATACTTGGCCCCATATTAAACGAATCGTCTTCGAGTACAGTTAGAAATTTACTTCCTGGCAGGGCTAGTAATAGCGCAAGTAATAAACAGCCTTCATTATTAGTGGATCTAGGCCGAGGATTAATAGGTGCATTGCCTGGGTTAGCAGTTCCTAGCAAAGATACGCAGCAAGCGGTTAACGTATCTGCACTGAGTGCAAGTAGCAACAATGTTTCTAATCCTGACGCATTAATATCTAAGTTAAATAACAGTCCCAGCGCAAAAGAAAGTTTTACTGCTCAGGCTCTCAATGCAAGCACAGTAGAAGGCACAAATTATGCAGACTACGTGGCTACTAGTGACAGCGGCCGCGCAGCTATTGATGCAAATCTTCAGGGCAAGATTACAGGTGGCGACAAGAAAACATCATCATTTGCACAGAGTGCAATTAACAGTGACGGAGAATAAATATGGCACGATCTGACAGTGTAAGTACACAGAATGCATCAGTCTCTACTACTAGATTTTTTGATAACTTTTACGGCCAGGAACTATCGTTTAATGCTAACGAAATAGATGCAGTAGTTGGGTATTTCTTAAAGAGAGGATTTGACAAGGTTGCTGCCACTAATACTGCTAGTATTATTTTGCAACAAGCCGCAGTTGATAATATATCAGTTTTTCAGTTAATTGACACATTAAAAGGAGCAACAGATGTACAACTGAGTAATGTAATTGCTCAAATACTCAATATAAATAGAAGCAAGACCAGTGCAGTTGGTTACAAAGTCGACAGACTTACTCAGTTGTTTGATCAAAGGCAGATCATAGTATAATGTCACGCTTCGCTCAAGGAAAGTTCACTCTAAAAAATCCAGACAAATACGTAGGAAATAAAATACCCACGTACAGAAGTGGTTGGGAATTTCATTTTATGAAATTTTGTGATGAACACCCCTCAATTTCTCAATGGGCAAGCGAAGCAATTAAAATCCCTTATAAGAATCCGCTAACTGGCAAAGCGTCAGTATACGTACCGGACTTCTTTATTGCCTACAACGATAAAAGTGGAAAACAACGGGTAGAGTTAATAGAAGTAAAACCTGCTAGTCAAGCTATAAAAGAAAGACTAGGCCGCTCTAAATTTAATCAAACCCATTACGCAATAAATCAAGCCAAGTGGGAGGCCGCCCGCGCATTCTGTAAACAGAAGGGCATCATTTTTAGGGTAGTTACTGAGGACGATATATATACTGGCACTAAGGGTAACACCAAGCGACGATAAATAATGTTAGCATATAATATATGGAGAGAACATAATGACCCGCAGACTGGAAGATTTATTAGATTTGCCAGAGTCAAAAGCACTTGTAGAGGAAGCTAAAGAAGAAAGTAAAAAAACAAATTACGAATCAGTGTCAATGAAGAAAGCGTTTGCACAAATAGAAGAGTTTGATAAGATAAGTTCAGCACTACCTGCTGTCAAAGGACTAGGCGAGGTGTCAGACAGTGAACTGAACGAGATTGCACTAAAAGCAATGACAGCCTATGACGACCTGATGGATCTGGGAATGAACGTAGAAGCTCGTTATTCAGCTAGAATTTTTGAAACCGCCGGCGGCATGCTTAAAACTAGTCTTGATGCCAAAGTTGCAAAAATGGACAAGAAGTTAAAAATGGTCGAACTACAGCTAAAGAAAGAGAAAATGGACAAAGACGATAAACCTAGTGACAATAGTATGGTCAACGGCGAAGGATATGTAGTTACTGATCGCAACAGTCTATTAGAAAAACTTAAAGGAATGCCTAAATAACATAGGCAACAAACTATGTGTGTTGTTGCCTATGTTATTGATAAATAAATATAACTAGGATAAATCTACATGAAATCTTTTACACAACTTTTAAATGAGTCTAAAAAAACATATCAGTTTAAGATTGGTGTAGCAGGACCGCTTCCTGAACACTTTCAAGACCATATGGAAACAGCGCTAAAGAAATTTAGCATTATTGATATTAGCACAGGAAAGAAAACTCCTATTCAAGAACGTCCATTAGATTTTCCAAATCTACAAAATATGGAAGTTACTTACTTTGAAGCAGAGCTCGAATATCCTACAACTCCGCAAGTATTACAAGAGTATTTAGGACGAGTATGTTCTGTGGCTCACAGTAACATTATTGTTCGCAATCCGAACGAACCACTAGAGCTTTATCAGAATCAAAGCGAAAGCAACATTTATGAGCCGCTACTTACTAAAAATGATTTGGGCGGCGAGAGTGCTCAACACAACGTAGGACAGAATCGTGTTATGGACCTTTTAAAGGAACTTGAAACTGCTACCAAAGAGCGCACTAACGCAACCCAGGAGAATTAAGATGGAAATGAAAAAATTATTAGAGTCGCTAAACGAATGTGGCATGGAACAAATGCCAGGCCAAAACAGCGGTTCGCCGGTCACAATGAATATATCATTAAATGCATCAGGCAAAGAACATGTAGCTGATCTAGTAGCTATGATGAAAAATGCAGGGTTGTCTAGTGCAGAAGAATTTAGCCCAGAAATGATGCCAATGCGCCAGGACATGGAAAATTTTAGAGGAATGGTAGATGGTGATAAAGAGACTTCATCAGAAATGCCCGCTATTGCACCAGAAATGGACGGCCCGGGCATGGCAGACGATGACGATGACGATGCTTCTATGAAAAAAGGGGAAATGGGCCTAGAAGGATACGATAACGAGCCAGACGAAGAGTATCAGGACACTAGCTATATGACCAAAGATTTAGCTGGTGGCCTAAATCGCGAGAAGAAAGCATATAAATCTGCACAGGACGGTGACAACGCAATGGCTGTTGAGACTATCAAAGCACAGCTTTTAAGAGCACTTAATGAAAAAAAAGCTAAGCCTGATTTCCTTGATGTGGATAAAGATGGTGATAAGAAAGAGCCGATGAAGAAAGCTGTAAAAGATAAGAAATCGAAAAAGAAGTAAGGGAGTAAAATGACACAACTACTAAAAAACTTATCTAATACTAATACAGAGGATCAAATAGAGCATTTAATTAAGTGCTCTGATCCTGAATCAGGATTCCTATATTTTGCGAATAATTTTGTAAATGTCTTGCACCCAATAATCGGTAATATCTCTATAGAGTTATTTGATGCTCAAGCTGAACTTATGGAGAGTTTTCATAATAATCAGTTTAGTATTAATATGCTTGCTCGGCAGTCAGGCAAGACTCTGTGCGCTGCAATATACTTATTGTGGGATGCAATGTTCAAGCCCAGCCAAGAAATATTAATTACCTCGAATAAATTAGCAATGTCTTGTGATGTTTTAGAAAAGATGCGATATATCTACCATCATTGTCCGCATTACTTAACACCAAAAATAATAAAAGATAATAAGAAAGAGCTTGCTTTTGCAAACGGCTCTAATATTTATGGTTCAGTCCTAGCAGAATACACAGGGAAGGGTCGCAGCCTAGACATTTTGTATTGTGATGAATATGCATTTTGTAAGCCAGAAGTTGCAAAAAAGTTTATTGAAGAAATTCTTCCGTGTATGCTCAACACAGGACGTACAATTATTACGTCGACTCCTAATCACAAGACTGATCCTTTTATGAATATATGGAACGACACTAGTAAAAACCACTTTGTGCCGTTTACAGCATCCTGGGATAAGTTCTTTGATAGATCTGAAGCATGGAAAACTGCTACTATTAGTAGAATGGGCGCAGAGTATTTTAGAAAAGAATTCGAAATTGAAATAGCATAATAAATGTCTAAATCGCTTGACGGAGTCCTAACCAAAAAGGCTCATACAAAAGATACATATACCGAAGAGCAGATTCAACACCTTGTAAAGTGTATGGATCCTGACAATGGGTACATGTACTTTGCTGAGCACTTTGCATATATACAGCACCCAGTAAAAGGCAAGCTGCTGTTTGCTCCCTACGAATATCAAGTAAGATTGATGCATAGTTACCACAACTATCGTTTCAATATTAACATGATGCCACGCCAAACGGGAAAGGCACTAGCTCTTGATACCCCTATTCCTACTGTCTCTGGATGGACTACTATGGGAGATCTTAGCGTAGGAGATCACATACTCGACGCTAACGGTAACGCTACTAAGGTCACATTTGCCACAGAAGTAATGAACAATCATAACTGTTATGCTGTTGAATTTGATAACGGCGACGTCATTACTGCCGATGAGGACCATTTGTGGAGTGTTAACACTGGCTTTTGGAGAGCTGGCCGCAAGACACTTACTACTAAAGAAATAAAAGACTACGTTGAATCTCACAATACATGTGTGTACATAGATGCTGCCAAAGAGATTACCACTGACGAAATAGAACTGCCTGTAGACCCGTATGTATTAGGCTTTTGGCTAGGAGACGGCGAAAGTGCAGGAGCTAGATATACCCAATGCATTGATGATAACAAAGAAATTATTCCAGAAATAGTAAGCCGAGGTTTTGAAATATCTAAGTCTTATACAAACGGCACTAGCGTGGTTAGCGAAAATAGAACAATTTACGGATTGCGCGGAAAACTAAACAAGAATAATTTATTAAAAAATAAGCATATTCCCGAAATTTATATGAGAGCATCTGTTAATCAACGAGTTGAGTTAATTCAAGGACTAATGGATTCTGACGGATCAGTAGATAAACGCAGCGGAAGATGTGAGTTTTATCAAAAGAACAAGAATTTAATTGTCCAGGTGCAGGAACTACTGTCGTCTTTAGGAATTAAAAATAGGTGCAGCTATAAAGTCATAGAGGATCAAAAGTATTACACTATTGGATTTGCAACCACTGCACACACTGTGTTTAAACTTAGTAGAAAAGCAAAATTTCAACAAAAGTGTAAAGGCCATCAAAAAAATACTCGACACTATATAAAGAGAATAACCGAAACACAGTCAGTTCCTGTGAGATGCATTCAAGTAGACAATGACGATCATTTATTCTTATGTGGTAAGTCGATGATTCCCACGCACAATACCACCTGCGCCGCCATCTACTTAACATGGTACGCTATGTTTAAGCCTGATCAAACTATTCTTATAGCTGCTCACAAGTACACTGGTGCCCAGGAAATTATGGCACGGGTGAGATATGTATACGAGATGTGTCCGGATTACGTTAGAGCAGGCGTTACTTCATATAATAAAGGCAGTATTGAATTCGAAAATGGTAGTAGAATCGTATCTCAAACTACTACAGGAAATACCGGCCGAGGCATGAGTATTTCGTTACTTTACGCCGACGAATTCTCATTTGTTGCTCCTAACATTGCTGAAGAATTTTGGACGTCAATCTCTCCTACTCTAGCAACGGGTGGTAGATCAATTATCACAAGCACGCCAAACTCAGATGAGGATACTTTTGCTACAATTTGGAAGCAAGCAGAACAAAAGTTTGATGACCACGGTAACGAACGGGAAGTAGGTATCAACGGATTTCATAGTTTTACTGCTAAATGGGACGAACATCCAGATAGAGACGAAGCGTGGCGACTTGCTGAAACAGGTCGCATCGGGGTTGAAAAATTCAGAAGGGAGTACGGTTGTGTGAGCGCATCTACAATCATTACTCTCCAAGACACACACGGTAATATATTTGACTCACAAATAGGCGACTTGTTCAACACTATAGATAAATAATTGCACAACAACAGTTTAACGGAGAATACTGTGAGCACTGCAATTTATATAGAATCAAAAATAGACAATGTCAAATACTGCAAATCAAATGGGCAGTTTGGTAGGCATTTAAGAACTAACCAGATGACCTATCAAGATTACTACGAAAAATATATTACCAAGACTAGCCCTGAGTGTGCGTGCGGAGCTGGTTTAGCATTTTATCCGAGCTCAGAAACTTATGCAAAAAGCTGTGGCACTCCTGCCTGTCGAGGCAAGACCATATCTCAAGCAAAACAGCAGTGGACTGAGCAAGAACGACAAACTGATTCGCTACACAAGAAAGCAGCAGCCGCAATTCGAACAGCTGACCAAAAACAAAAACAGCTTAACAAATCACAGGCTACATTTAAAAAGAGATACGGAGTTGCGTGGGGTTCCGAATTAGACAGTCAAAAGGAAAAGTCAAGACAAACTAAACTATCGAGATACGGCGACGAAAAGTACAACAATAGTAAAATGATTAGTATAACTAACCTAACCAAGTCAGTTGAAGAAAAAAATAAAATTAATGCGCTTAGAAGAGCAACTAATCTAGAAAGATACGGAGTCGAGCAGGTGTTGATGACCAAATCAACTGCCAGCAAGACCAATAAAGGCAACTGCACAATAAAAGACTATAAGATGCCAAGCGGTAAGATTGTGGGTGTACGCGGCCATGAGCCGCTTGCTTTAGATATATTATTTAACCAGCTGAAATATAGTGAAGATGACGTGATTATGCACGACGACTATTCAAACTATGCCATAGAGGTATTTGAGTACATAGCTGAAAATAGGCATCACCTAAAATATTACCCGGACATCTATATTCCTAAAGAAAATAAAATTATTGAAGTAAAGAGCCAATGGTGGTGGGACGGTCATGGCAAGGAAAAGTATAAGAATAGATTAGTTAATAACCTTAAAAAACGCCAAGCTGTTATAGACAAGGGTTACAACTACGAAGTTTGGATATTTGAGAATAAATATTCGTATAGGATATTAAATGAGCAAGATTTTTAAAGAGAATACTAATGGATATAAGGTGCTAACACCAGCGGGGTTTCAAGACTTTGCTGGTGTTAGCATGATGGGAATAAAACCGTTGCTTCGGCTAGAGTTCGAGCGCGGCGCATATGTCGAATGTACATACGATCATAAATTTTACATAGACCTAGAAACTTGTAAGCCTGCCCAAGACATTGCAGTAGGAACCACTGTGGTTACTTCTGAGGGTGATATAAAATTACTTAACAAAATAGAATTGGGTTATTCAGAACCTGTTTATGATCTTATACAAGTTGAAGGCGGTCACCGATATTACACAAACAAAATACTCAGCTCAAATTGCGAATTTTTGGTATTTGATGAGACTCTTATTAACAGCTTAAAACTAGCAGTTATGGAAGGCAAAGCTCCTATACTTAACATGGGCCAAACACGCTGGTATAAAAAGCCAACTTCACAATACACCTACGCAGTGGCGCTTGATCCTAGCATGGGCACAGGTGGCGACAATGCTGCTATTCAAGTGTTTGAACTGCCTAGCTACGAACAAGTAGCAGAATGGAATCATAACGAAACTTCAATTCCTGGCCAGATAAGAATTATGTCTGATATTTGTAAGTATTTGGTAGAGCACACGAACAATCCAACAGGTATATACTGGAGCGTAGAAAACAACGGTATTGGTGAGGCCGCATTAATTGTTATTAGTGACTTTGGCGAGGAAAACATACCTGGACTATTTGTAAGCGAGCCAATTAGAAAAGGCCACGTGCGCAAATTCCGCAAGGGATTTAACACAACACACAGTACTAAAGTAAGTGCATGCAGTCGCCTCAAGAGCATGATAGAAAACGACAAGCTAATAATAAACAGTAAGCCTATGATATCCGAACTTAAACAGTATATTGCAACAGGTTCAAGTTATCAAGCAAAGTCAGGACGCGGTGACGATTTAATCAGTGCAACACTACTAGCACTAAGAATGATCACCGTGCTTAAAGACTGGGATCCTAGGATATATAACTCTTTTAGCCAAGCAGGGCATGTTGAAGATTACGAAGCACCTATGCCCATATTCATAAGCTCTAGCTATTGATAAATACAATATGAACGAATTTAATAGGATAGGTGAAGACCTTTTTAACAAAATTAGAGGAAGATTTCCTAATGTTACCATAGGTGACCAAGAAGGAAATGTTACTAACGAGCCGGAAGCCGCTCGGTTCTTCGACTTTGAGTTTAAAGAAGGCGAAGTTAAGCTAGGGAAAGTTAGTGTTAGCATCGACGAGGATCGAGGGTTATCCGTTATCTTTTCTAAGGACTTTATGCAAGGCCAAGACAGTATAACACAAAAACACTGGTACAGCTTTCTTAAAGAATTACGTGTATTCAGTAAAAAGCGTATGATGGGCTTTAGTATACGTGACATAAGTAAGTCTAATTTAGATAAAAGAGATTACAAATTTTTAGCTACTAATCGGCCCGGGGACGATCAAATGACAGAATCAAAATTATACGGCACTCATAAAATGAGTTATCAAAACGTAGACAATGCCAGGCTTGTGATCAAGCATACAGAAAGTATAGATCAAGAAAAGTCAAGTGCTCGTTCGACAAAAGTAGGATCGATCTATATTGAAAATGACCAAGGCGAACGATTTAGATATCCGTTTAATCATCTAAGTGGAGCTCGAGCAATGGCTCGTCATGTGTCAGAAGGTGGTAAACCGTTCGACGAATTCGGCAGTCATATCACCGGCTTATCTGAAGAGATAGCAAAATTGCGCAAGTTTAAGACTCACATGGGACGCAATTCTGTTATGGCAGAAAGTTTAGCAGGCTATATGGACATCGTTAAAGAACGACTAACTACTGTTAAAAAGACACTAGAACAATTGCAAAAGACCAATTACTATAAAGAAGCATTTGAAACATTTGTAGTCCCAGTTATGGAAGACGTACCGGATCATGTACAAGATAACTGGATTGACGAACTGACTATTAAACAGTTTAACGAAGAACTTAAAGACGTATTCCCTTACATATATAATCTTGTATCAGAAAAGACCAAGACTAAACAAATGGGACCGGACGACTTTGTGAGCGAATCAGACGATCCGTGCTGGAAAAACTACAAGCAAGTAGGTATGAAAGACAAAGGCGGAAAGAAAGTTCCAAACTGCGTACCAGAAGAGTCTCAGATCGAATCAATCTTTAACGAACTAGCAGGGCAGTGGGCCGACGAAGGTTATACTGCTGAAGACAACGGTGATGAAGACCAAGCTGACGAAACAAACGCAGCAGAAGCACAAACTCCTATTAGTGAATTTGTACTCAGTTATTACGATAGAGAGACAGGTACATTCCCCAAAGGAGAAACGGCCGTATTGACTATGGTTGAAAAAGAGTACGGAGACCAATACATTAATCCTGCCAAACAGTTTATTGAGCGTGTAGGACAGGTATACGAACAATTTCGTGGTACATCTGATACAATGGTGCGTGACGAAGAACAATACGAATTCGAGCGCATGAGAAACTTAGCAGGCGTATAAGATCGGCTAAGTCGTTCATTTTTAAAGAAAAAAACAGTTGACAGGATAAATAAACTTGTGTAGTATGTAACATGTGCTACACAATTAAAGGCACAAGCAGTTAAGAGCTGCAACTAAAGCATAGGCAACACTTAGAGGCAATTACACTATGGCTACACTAAAAGAAATACGAGCAAAACTCAAAGATCAAGAAGCAAACAAAGGCGGCAACACCCAATCATACGGTGATAATGCTATTTTTCCATTCTGGAACATCAAAGAAGGCGAAACTACAGTTTTTCGTTTTTTACCTGATGGTAATACCGAAAACACATTCTTCTGGGCCGAACGTCTCATGATCAAACTGCCATTCGCAGGGATCAAAGGTGATACTGATTCACGTCCTGTACAAGTGCAAGTACCCTGCATGGAAATGTATGGCAAAACTTGCCCTGTACTTGCAGAAGTGCGTGGTTGGTTCAAAGATCCAGCATTAGAAGACATGGGCCGTAAATACTGGAAAAAGCGTTCTTATATTTTCCAGGGCTTTGTTACTGATACCCCATTAAAAGAAGAAACCCCACCTGAAAATCCGATTCGACGGTTCGTTATCGGACCACAGATCTTCCAGATTATCAAGCAGGCTCTTATGGATCCTGATATGGAAGAACTGCCAACTGATTATACAGCCGGCATTGATTTCCGACTTAACAAGACTAGTAAAGGCGGCTTTGCTGATTACTCTTCATCTAACTGGGCAAGACGCGATCGTCCACTTAGTGACGCAGAGCAGAAAGCAGTTGACGAGCATGGCTTGTTTGACCTCAGCGACTTCTTACCAAAAGAGCCTGATGACGTAGCAGTACAAGTTATCAAGGAAATGTTTGAAGCAAGCGTAGATGGCGAAGCATACGATGCAGACCGTTGGAGCCAGTACTTCCGTCCAGCAGGCGTCAGTGCAAAGACTGGTGATCCCAACAAGGGCCCAGACGGTGCAGATAAGTCAGCAGTAAATACTAGCAAGCCAGCAGCTAAAACTGAAAGCACTCTAGCTGAAGACGAAGCAACTCTACCTTGGAACGACAATGCCAAGGAAGCAAAGACAGCGACTAAATCTGAAGGAGGCGGTAGTGCCCAGGATATACTGTCAATGATCCGTTCACGTCAAAGTCAGTAATAAGAATGCCTAGGGGGAGTCCTTCCCCCTAGTATTATTAACTAGCACAGGAGTCATTAATGGCTAAATCTTTCGACCCAACAAAATTTAGAAAAGACATCACAAAAGCAATAACCGGTATGAGTACTGGATTTAACGATCCTACTGACTGGGTCTCTACTGGCAGCTATGCCCTGAACTATCTAATCAGTGGAGACTTTCACCGAGGAGTACCACTAGGCAAAGTAACAGTGTTTGCTGGCGAAAGCGGCTGCTTGCCAAAAGAAGCAGTAGTACAGGTTCGATTAACAAAAAAAGGCTAGCTGTATACTCTCGCAAACCTAGTAGAATGTGTTAATTCTATTATAAAGGAAATAAAAGATGATTGAAGAAAAGCAAGTAACAGTACAAGAGCTTAGAGAGCTATATCTCAGCGGCGAATATACTATTGAGATTGACACACCGGACGGATATCAGCCTATTGGAAAATGGTTTGACAAAGGTGTATTGTCTATGGTTAGAGTTGCCACAGCCACTTACGAAACAGTGTGTGCATTTAATCATATGATTCAACTGGCTGACAATACATGGGTACAAGCCTGTGAGTTAGATGTAGGAGTAGATATACAAACTGCGGCAGGCATCCAGCCTGTTATGTTAGTCGAAGATACAAGTGATGCAGAGTGTTACGATTTTGAAGTCATGCATCCGAATCATAGATATTACGGTGACGGAATCGTAAGTCATAACTCGGGTAAAAGTTATTTTTGCGCAGGTAATATTGTCAAAGATGCACAGGCACAAGGTATCTTTGTTGTACTTGTTGACAGTGAAAACGCACTTGACGAAAAGTGGCTACAGGCTCTTGATGTAGATACTAGTCCGACCAAGCTGCTCAAGCTAAACATGAGTATGATCGACGACGTTGCAAAGACTATCTCAACATTTATGATCGACTACAAAGCATTGCCAGACGGAGATAGGCCCAAGGTGCTGTTTGTAA